TGTCTCCAGCAGATGCGTGGTAAGCTTACTCTCCGGAGGGCCGTGGTACAGGCGTGTCATTAGTGGCAGCCGGAGGAGTGTTGAGCTTCGTGACTTGGCCTTGCAGGTTCAGCAGCAGGTTCTGCGCACTGGCTATTTGGAGTTGTAGCGCCAGGGCGATTGTGTCTACTTCTGATCCAGAAAATTCGAGTTGCATACCTACCCCTAGGTGTTGATGAAAGTCATCGAGCAATAAGTGTGCGGACCAACGCCTCCGTTGGCGGTGCGGACGTCGATCGTCCAGACAGCACTACCCGGAGCCCCTCCGAAATAAGCAGTAAAGTAACGATTCAAGCCATCGCCAGTGGTCTGTTCGTCGAGGCTGTACCATGTGCCAGAAACAACTGCAGTCGGTCCGTTGTTGGTGTAAAGACCGCCAACTGTCCCCGAGACGTAGGTCGCGCGAATCTGACACCAAACGCCCGGGAAGTCCCTGGCAATATAGTTCGGAGTGAACCAGCTTCCGTTGCTGCCGCCGAAGGTGGTTCCAGCGAAGAAGGTCATGTTCCCGCCGCGAGGCTCCATCAGGAACCCGCCACCACCGCCAGCAGCTGTGGCAGAACAGGAGGTCGCACCTAGTGACGTGGAGCGGAGGCCCTTGCTCCAGAAGTGGTTCGGCATGGTGACGGGGGAGCCACCCTGGTCCGCGAGCTTAGCTATCCGCCCGCCGATGTCTCCAACTCCACCAATAGCGGGCTTGAGAAACAGATTCGGAGCAGTCGCGTTAACCTCGTTCAGCAGCTGCGTGCTGGTTAGTGCTCCACTAGCTGGCAACATTGGCAAGCCTCTTCGCTACGACAACTGCGGCAATTGCACCGAAGCGCATGTAGTCCAGGGACTTGATGCCCTCGTCCGAGTGCCGGACAGCCATAGGGTAGACCTTCTCGACATCTTGGGCCTTGAACCCGAACTCAAGCTCGCCGGTGTCACGTCTGGTGTACTCGTAGATCGGGAGGGTCGCCAACTGCTCCACGGTCAGCTCGAGACGCTTGAAGTCCTTCTTCAGCCGCTCGTCCGAGTTGGCAGTGACTGTCGTGGTCACGACCATAGCGCCTGCGTTGTCCACCGTCACCAGGGTTGTGCCTCCAGCATTCGTGATGTTCAGCGTCGGCGTAGCGCTGTCAGTAGCTCCGAAGTGAATGGCTTGCGCTGCGGTCGCCCGCGTCTCGTTGTAAGCTACTCCCAGGGCAATGTTAGCGCTCGCGCCGGAGAAGTAGGACCTTGCGCCGTTGACCTGGAGGGCAGCACTGGAGTGCATTGTCGTACCCAGGATGCGTTCGCCTTGACTAAACCACAGGCCCTTCAGCACACCATCGATGGAGATTCCGATCTGGTCGTCGGCGGGCGCATAGAGTCCAGTGTTGATACCGTTCCCAGTCCAGAAGAGCGAGGGGCTTGCCGCAGACCCAGGATGCAAGTTCGAGAGCCTGTTCCCACCAAGGTTCAGGGTCCCGGTCATAGCTGCCTGACCATCTCGCACGAGAACCGCTGACAGGGCAGTCGCCACGTCAGCCAGGGTGGTGTTGGCCCAAGCGCTGGTAATAGTAGTCCCTGTGACTACCGGGTTTCCGCCTGGGAGTGAGTATGTTCCGCTACCATTGAAGGGCATGTGGCACCTTTACCTATTTGTTCTGTGGCTCATCATCGGGGGCAGGCGCTGCGCCTGAGGCAGCCGAGGCAGCGACTCCAGGCGCAGGAGGAGCCTTACCCTTCCGCATTTCAGCAATCAGGTCCTCCAGTGATTTGGAGAGGAGATTATCATACTGCTTCTCTGTGATCCAAGGGAAGCGGCGCTTGAAGGCCTGATACGTGCGGTAGACACCACTGCCGATCTGGGCAGTCAACGCACTCGTCACGCTGCCGACTTCAGACCCAGGCGACAGTTCGACGTTCTTGCCCGCCAGCTTCTTGATCGAGTCTTGCACCGCATCATCGTTGGCAAGATGGGGCATATCGCGCTGTGCCTGGAGCTTGGCCTGGATCTTGTCCCCGCCGGACTGCAGCGCAGCCTTCTCTCCAAGCGTGCGCAAGCCAGTGCCTTCTGGGGCAGCTTGCCAAGCCATCTTTTCTGGGTCTGCCCCCTCGAGCGCAGCCATCAAACGTTGCCGGGGTGTGAGGTTGCCCAGAGCGTTCTTAATCTGGGTGCGGGCGGTAGTAGGAGCCGTAATCCGTTTGCCTGCAGTAAGAGCCCCACCAGTGACTCCACCAGTCGCAAGGCCTAGTGCCAGCTGCGCTTCTGGGGGGAGCCCTGCCTGCGCTGCGCCTTCCGTAACTCCGGCACTAGCGCCGCCAGTAACTGCATTGATTACCGGCCCACCAGGGAACATCAGCGAGCCTGTTGCGCCTTGTGCTACTGCAGCAGGAATGTCCCGGTCGAGGTTCCGCCCTGCGATCTGATCCCGCAGCGCGTTGATCTTCGGCGTCAGGCCCAGGTCTCTGTACCGATCCATAAGTTGGCCAAAAGCAGTGGGCCTGGCTCCTGCCTCTCCCGGCGGGCTAAGCTTATCCTTCGCAAAGAGAGCCAGATCACCAAGTCCCGACACCGCGCGAGCAGGGCCTGTGACCGCAGCAGCTCCGAGTTCTCGCGCCCGCCGACCTGCCAGTTGTGGCCCAGTCTCAGGCGTACCAAGACCCTTCTGCTCGAACACGTAAGCTTGCGCCTGCGCGTCAGTCATCGACTCTGGAACATCTTCCAGAATGACCTTGCTGCCGTCCGGGAGGGAGATAGGGACTTCTCTGCTCATCGACCGCCCCTGAATTTCATGCGCGTTGTAGGAGGAGCAGTCCCACCCTTGTCGGCGGGCACGAGGCTCCTTAGCGCCGGGTTGAGAATCCCTGGGTCTGCGCGAAGTGCTTGGTTGCCAGCTTCGTTTTCAGCCGTCGGGATGTTGCCAGAGCTGACAATCAGGTTGTTGAAGAGCCGCGGGTCGATCGTCAAGTCCTTGTTGGAGCTGGCAAGATCCGCGCCCTTCTGCACCCGCCCGTTGTAGTCCGCCAGCGTCTGGAGGCTCAGCTTCATCGCCTGCTCCATCATCGCGGCAAGCGCCTCAGGTTCTCTCGTCGTGGTAATACCACGCTTCAAGCCCTCGATCATCTCGCGCTCCGACTGTGAGCCAGACCCACCCTTCATCCGCTCCAAGGTTTCCCCAAGGGCAGGAAGGACGAAGTTGTTAAAGGCCTCATTCGCAGGCACGTTCTTCGGCACATTGACGCCTGGGAGGAAACGAGCCAGTTTCTGAACATAGTCCAGCTTGTCCTGTTCCGACCCAGTCTGCATCACGCCAGACTTCAACAATGCGTAAGCTTGCTGTGTTGCCGCCAGCGCCTCGTTCGCAGGAATCGCACGCTTCTCGCGCTGAACCCGCAGGTCCTTAAGATCGTCCTGCATGATCTGCCCAGTGACACTCGCGCTCGGGGGTTGCGGAGCCCGCGGGAACCCGCCCGTTTGTAGACTTCCTCTCGAGGTCGACTGGGAGTACAACGGGCCTGCGTCAGTCTGTGTGACAGCGATCGGGCTGACCTTAACCCCTTCCACCTTGGTCGGATCGCCACCACTAGCAGCAATACTCGCCGGGTCGCCCGCAGCACTAGCTTGCTTGAACACTTCCAGGCGCTGTTTCGCGAGTTCCTCTCCCAGTTTTTGAATATCTGGGAATTGCGATCCAAGCGCCTTTCTTTCAGCACCCATCGGGTCGCCGGGCTTCATCGCCGGCAGGCCCGATGCAGCAGCCTCACCCGAGTCATCGACCTGGGGCAGTGACGGGTCTTGCACATTCCGCGGCTGGAGCATGCCCAGAACACCCTGGCGCTCAGCTTGCTGCTGCATCCCTTGACGCTGCAGGACCTTGGCCAGCATCTCCCGGCTCTTGTTCCCACCGTAGAGCCCGCCAACGCCAGCTGCCAAATTGTTGATATGAGCCAGCGGGTTCGAGCGCACATAGTGGCCTGAAATCATCCGGCCTTCAGTATTCGCTTTGTTCGAGGCCAAGAGCTGCGCCAGCATTTGCATCTGCTGGGCTTGCGTTACCTCGTCCTGGTATTGAGGCAGGAAGCTCGGAGGGCTATTGGCGGCCATTCATCTGACCTTGTTGGAGGGCTTGCAGCAGTAGCTGCTTGCGGCGTTCGTCGTAACCACCAGGGCCTTGGTTTCGCATGGCCATATCCTGCTCCATTGCTACGTTAGGAGCATTTTGACTAGCAAGGTACCCGCCAGCGTTCTGCAATCCCTGCGCGGCCACCATTCCTGGGCCAGCCATACCAGCGCTCGGAGGAGCAGCTCCTGGCAGCGTAGGCGCGGGTTCAGCCATACCAGCCGCAGCCCCACCCGCCATCCCGCTCATATCCATCGGAGGCGCCGCAGCCACTGGTGCTGCTGCCGGTGCGGGCCTTGTGGGATCAGGCACAGCGCCAGGATTTGCAGCCTGCTGTTGCTGGTACATTTGCATCATTTTCAGCAGCATTTGTTGATCCATTACCGCAACTCCTCAATTCCAGCACTCACAAGGTTCAGGTCTCTTTTGGCTTCCGCGACGATCGCCTGAAAGATAGGGAAGATCTTGGCAGCTTTCTCCGGATGATGTTTGCGTAAATACCGAAGACGGTCGCCTGTCTCTGGGACGAAGGCAGTGCAGTTCCAGCAGTCCAATGACGAATGGCTAAGGTCCAGGCGTTCATTCTTATAGCCCTTCTCTTCCAGGTACTCGAGAACTTCGTCCTTGGTCCATTCTTCGATAGGGTAGACAAGTTCGACTCCTTCGAAAACTTCGCCAGAGCGCGTAGGGGCAGTGTAGCGTTCGTCCTGCCGCTGCCCCCGGATGATGGCCGTCACTCCCAGAGCCTTAGAGAACTCATGCCCAGGCTTCCAGATGTTCTCAGCACAACAGTCGAGCCAGGATTGTAACTTGACCGGCCGGAATCCACCGATGGACTGCCCAGTCATCGTACTCCACACAGGCAGCACGTCCACAGGATACCCATAGGTTCTGATGTTCTCGGGCTGGTTGCTCCGCACGATGAAGAAGTTCGGAATGGCCTTCTTGAACTTGCCCATCAGCTCGTGGATTTCAGGTAGCTGCGCTCCGGTATCCACCCAGACCACCGCGACCTTGTTCCAGTACTCTTCCGCCAGCAGCAGCGTCGCCAAGGAGTCCTTCCCGCCAGAGAAGAACAAGGCAACCCGCTCGTGCCTCTTGAAACAGTCCTTCAGACGCTCCAGCGCCATCATATCATTATGGCGATCATGGCAGCGGTTCCGACGCCGGAGACAATAGCTCCGGTCCTGGCATCCCTACGACCTTGCTGGGCGTTCCAAGTACCAAGCTGGTTCTGGTAGTTCTGCTGTCCTGCACCCATAACGTCTACGCTGGCGAGGCCTGGGACTCCACCGCCTCCACCACCAGCATTGAAGTTCGGCATCAGGGTCTGTAGCTCGCGGGCGATACGATCCCTGTCAGCATTCCTAACATCGATATTAGCCAGGTCCGAGCGCTGCCCGAACTCAGCCGATTGCAGTGAGCGCTCCAGTTCCTGCGAAGCTTCCTGCCCGCCGCCAGCAATAGCTGCATTCCTGGCATCCGCATACGCATCAGTCCGCTGGCGACCAAGGTCTTCCGCCGTCGAGCGATACCCTTCGTCCTGGATGTTGAAGCCTTGACCCAGAAGCCGCTCGTGGGAGCGTTGTTCAGCTCTATCCCACTGGGGGTCTAGCCGCGAGGTTGACCGGGCGTAAAGTGCGTCCTCGGCCCGTTGCCTCGTCCCTGCATCATATTGGGGAGTCCGATCGCGTAAGAAGCCCGAGTTGTCAAAAGGCTGCGAGAGTTGATCCCGCATCCCCTGCAAGTTCGGGTCCAGTGTAACGCGATTGGTCCAGTTGCCTCCAGCGTCTCGACTCCACTGGGACATGCCCCCAGGGCCTACGACATCTGGACGACCTTCGCGAACCTGCTGCTCAAACGCGCGCCGATTCGCTGCTTCCTGATCCGGTATTGCAAGCCGGGGATCTGGTGCCGGTGGTGGTGAACCGCCTCCGCCCATCTAATCTCCTCCAAAGGGAACATTCGGGAGTTAACCGCGAGATCAAGATGTCGTCTCCGCTTGACCCTGCTCCTAGAAGTTTCCCCTCTAGAATAGCGCCAAGCTTCTCGTGCAGTCTGACAGCCGCAAGGTTACTAGATTCTGTCGAAAGGGTCAACCGGGAGAGTCCCAGTTGCTTCACGACGTAGTTACCAATTAGGCGGAAGAGGAGCTTGGAAGCAGCCGGGTCGTCGATGCGGAGGTCAACCCAGAGATTGTGTTTAGTGTACTCGCGGAAGAGGGCTCCAGCAACCAAACCCCCATCCCACTCGACGCCCAGAGTCGTGCAAGGTACGCCGCCGCAGCCTCCTGCCTTCTCTCGAACCCAAGGTCCGACGCGCTCTGCATCACCGATTACAGGAAGGAATTGCACGGAGTGGCGAGGAAGTCGACTGCGACCAGGGACACGTTTACTGAAGAGCTGGCGATCCGGATATAAGGTGCGGCTGCATAAAAGGGGAAGTTGTTCACGGTTCGCCAGGACTTTGTGATCAGGGCATTGCCAGCCCACAAGCCTTGATCCCAAACAGCAGAATCCCAGAGAGCTAGTACCAGCGACGTAGTACCGGTTACAGAAGTCGAAGGCTCCGTCACGTTGAAGTCTGTACTAAGCCCAATGGTGTAAGAGAAGGGACCATTAGAGCTGAAAATAGGTCGAAGGAGATCGATCTGTTTCTGCCCTTTGGTCCCTAGATAGTTGAATGCAGGCACGATGTTCGCGGTGATCGCACTCGCCCCGTCAGCTGTGCCAGCTGAGGCCAGCTTGACCTTTTCAAAGGACCCGAAATAGAGCTGCCCGTTGAAGAAGGCGAAGCAATTCGCGTCCCACCCGATGAATTCGCTCCAGCCACCCGACTGCTGCTGCATGACGTACTGCGAGCCACTGGCGTTTGGCACGTTCATTAGCAAGTAGCTTTCTGCCGTATTGACGACAGTTTCCCAGCCGAAGACCGAGAACAAGGACAAGGCCTGGGTCACAAACGTAGGCTCGATCTTGTCGGTGAAGGCGGTAGACTTGTCGACTGTCGAGCTTTGCAACGCTCGAGAGATTGGGAAGGCTCCGCGATCCGTCAGCGCCAACACGTCCCCGCCGTACTTTGCCAGGCAGCGCCGACCCAGAGGCCGACCGATGTAGTAGACTCCGACCAGGGACCAGAGGAGCGGATTTGAAGGGTCGTCACCTGCATAGACGATGACTTCGCCCTCTGTCGTTATCAGCACCAGCTGGTCGTCAGAGCCGTTTCCGCCGTCGATGGTCCAAGCCAGAGCAGCCATCACCCGCCCACCCCTGCGGCAAATCTGCCCAAGGTTGAAGCGGAGAGCAGTTCCTGTGACAGCACCAGTGGGTAGGTACCAGAAGCTCAGCTCGTCCTTGGGGACGAAGATGAGGCGCTGCTTGAAGATCGTGATCCCGATGATGGTGGTAGTGGGAAAGGGAGCGCTCAGGTTTGCCACTGACGCCCACACGGTTCCATTCCACTGCTGCATGTTGTCAACGCCGTTGACCGCGATCAGCCAACTCCCGGCGCTGTTGGTGAAGTTGACATGCTGCCATTTCCCGTTCGTGGTCGTAACGACAGAGGCTCCAATCGCCCCCGGAGTCGTCACGTCGTAGAAGGCTGTATTCGTCGCTGCGAAGAGCTTCGCCCCGGAAGTCCCTTGCGGGTTGTAATCCATCAGGGATTCGATTTCCTTCCCCGAGGGAAAGCCCGTAGCATGGTCACTGCTCCCCCGGCGCATCTTGACTTCGCCAGGGTAACAGATCACGTTCTGGACCAGTACCGCGTCAGTCGGTGGCATCGCTGCC